ATCCGATGGCAATAATAATAACAGGCGTCCAGCGGGTCTTATGCCGGTCCTCGGGGTTATAATATCCTTGCGCCGTTTCCAGGATAGAAAACCGCTTGGCGGCTTCGATAACAAACAGGAGCAAGACCCCGACCGACCACACCAGGGCCACGTAAAACCCGGCGTAATCTTTCGCGTAGTGATAAATAAAGTATGTAGCAGTTAGCAGGGAAAGCGCCTGAAAAATATAAGTTACTGACCGGAACGTTTTTACCCGGCGGCGCTTGTTTCTGATTTCGTCCCTGCGAATTTCTCTTTTATCCAGGATCTCGGCAATAAATGCCTGGTTGTCCTGCTGAATTACGTCTTTGTTTTTCATATCATCCATTTATAATTCAAAGTCATATTTTTTGCCCCCCTTGAACACGTAAAAGATCCCCCAATCTGGCTCAGGCTCGCAAATAGTAGTCGTTTGCCCAGGGCGAAAATGCCTATTGGCGACATCATGCCCGGAGAGGTGCTTCCCAATTACAACGCCATCCGGCAGCGTTGCTTCAAACGTCACGGAGTACGAATAATATTCTTTAAATGTTAGTTCGATTTCTCCGTATTGGCGTTGTGCTTCTTCCTTTGTCATATCATCCTATTTTTTATATCGTATAAGTAATTTTGATTTCTTCGATGTCATAGCCACGCGCCCGGAGTTGATCGGTTATATATTTAAGGCGCGCAATTAAATATTCGTCAGTTGATTTGTCCGGCGCGTGTTGATCGCTAACTTTTGGCGCTTTTTTGTGCCGGTTGTTATAGTTGATGAAATTTGATTTAATTTCTAATTTTAATTCATCCGGGATAGGTACCGCGCCTGTGTAATATCCATTTTTGTCAACATACCCCATTTTTCTAATGACAGTAGAAAGAGCGCGTCCGCACTTCGCCAAATTTGTTGTTTCGTTGTTGACCGGCTTCCCGCGTTGGATCAGGTAAAAAAATCGTTCTTCGGCTTGTGTGATATTCATATCATCCTATTTTATGTTAATTCGATAGTTAAATTCGTACCCTTCAGCCTCTTCGGCTTCTTCATCCCAAAGGCGCCCTTCGCTTTGTTGTGCCGGATCAGCGTCCCGGACCGTGTACGATCCTTTGCGCCGGGCCAATTCGCGGAGGGTTTCGTTTTCGTTGCGCAAGTAGAGTATTTCTATGTCCTTGGCTTCAACCTTGCTCTCAAGGCGTATTATTTCGTCCTCGGCTTCCTGGGCGCGCCTGTTCGCGTTTTGTACCAGATTAATACCGAGTATCACCCGCGACCGCAAAAGCGCGTCTAAAACGATTAAAACGGCACTAGCAAGGAAGCATACGCCCAACCATGCCCAGGTAATCCAGATCCCCGGCGGCGGAGCCGTATTAAAGTTCGCTATCATCTCCCCCTCGCTCATCGGCTAATAGATCAGTGAAGTAAAAAAATAAAAACAGGATCATCACAAAAGGCCAAAAAGCAGCCAGGAACAAAAAGGCTACATAATCGGGATCGCCTTTCCTGCTTGCCTTTTCGATTACGGCCGCGAACACCGCACCGAACAACAGGTATGCTAGTATCATCATTGCTCTTTCGTTTTGCCCATCAGCCAAGAGATAAGCTGACCGATAGTTAGGCCCTTTTTCGCGGCTTCGATCTTTGCAGCTCTATGAGTTGCCGGATCTACCCATAGAGCCTTTTTATTTTCTTTTTGCATGTATGTTTATTTTAAGTCAAATATATGTATAAATATAGCCGTTTACAAATGCATAAGCGTTTACAAACGACTAAGTTTGGTTTGCGCTTGTTTTGTATGTATAATGTATGTATATTCGTACCGAACAAAACAGAAAAAAATGACTAGAGAGCAAAAAATAATTAAACTAATGAGCGCAAACAGCGCCACTTCGCAGACTAAAGACTGCGGAATATTCCAAACTAGAGACGTTGAGGTTGCCAAGTGGGCATTAGAGAATAATATGCACGTTCAAGGGATGAACGGCGTGAGGGGGTATTCAGCTTATATCTGGATAGATGAACCGGCAACGGAAGAAAGTTTTATAAAGTAAAATAAGCAAGATGAAGCGAATTAATTTTTACATACCTTCCGAATTGCTTGAAAAAGCGAGAGCAAAGGCGGAAGAAATGAATTTAAATAGCCTTGCGGCGCTGGTTCGCTTGGCGATTACTGAATACCTTAAAAAAAAATAATTATGAAAAATTCGCAATTAAAAAACATCAAAGTACAGGACACGCCTATTAAAAGTGTTCGCATCGAATGGCGCGAAGGCAATACGGATTACTCCGCAGACTTGCCGATTAGTTGGATACTTCAAACATTCGGCCATCGCCGCGTAACGGATGCAAAAGTGAACGGCGCATATAAAACGAAGTTGTTTTATGCTGCTGTAAAAAAATACGCTTTCGACCTGATCGAAAAAGCCCACCAAGACTTTCCGGAGCAAATCGCTTCCCTTACCTGCTCCGATCAACCTATTCCAGAAATTTTTGCACTATGAACAAGAAAACGCTGCACACACTAGTAACCCCCTCCGGCGACGTGTACGAAGGCACAATCGAATGGACAGGCATCCCCGACCCGCACAAGTGGCGGGGGCCGATTCCAGACGATTACATATCTTACATGTTCCTGATCGACGGGGCCAAGGTCTGGCTAAGCAACTACAATGTAAAACTAAAATGCGGCAAAGGTGGGGTGTGGTATTGGGATGCGAACGAAGCCGCAGAGGAGAAAATAAAAAAGGGCCAATGCAGGCCCGTGAAAAATTCGCAATTATTTAAGCTGCAAAGATAATACAATGTCAGACGAAAAGCAAATCATTACCTTTCAGAACTTCAACCAACCGGCGAACGTGGACCACCTTGCCAACCAGATCCGGCAGCACGTTAGCGCACGCCGCCTGACGGCCAACATCGGCGGTAAGGATTACCCAATGGTCGAGGCCTGGCAGTACGCTGGGGCGTTGGTTGGCCTGTTTCCTCGCGTCGTATCCTGCGACGACATTAGCAAGAATGGCGAATACAAGTACCGGGCGGAGGTCGAGATCATTGACAGCCGCAATGGGGAAGTAATTAGCCGGGCCTTTGCTTTCTGCTCCAACAAGGAAAAGAAAAAGCAATATTTTGACGAATACGCCATTGCAAGCATGGCGCAGACCCGCGCCGTAGGCAAGGCGTTCCGCGTGCTGCTTGCCTGGATTCTGCAAGCTTCCGGCTATGAGGCTACGCCCGCCGAAGAAATGGACACCGTAGTAGCGGAGAACGACACGAACGAGGTTCTATACAATGAATACAAGCGTATCCTGATCAGTGCCTTTGGGCTTTGCGAGGATGTTATAACAGTTACTGAACTTGGCAAGGCCGCGACGCTACTGAAAAATGACAAGGAGATACGCAACGCCGCAAAAGCGGCCATCAAGCGAATTAATGAACGTAGCTATTAATGACCTACGACCTAAGCATACCGGAAGATCAGGCGCGCTTCGATCAGCGCGCCGCATACCTGAAGGCAAAAGGCAAGCGGGTTGTATTGAAAGAAAAGCGGTACAAGCGAACCAATAACCAAAACGCTTACCTTCATCTTATTCTTAGCTGGTACGGATTAGAAACCGGCTACACGCTGGAAGAGGTAAAGCAGGATATCTGGAAGCGGGATATTTGCCGATCTGTTTTCGAGCGAGTGAAAAACTCCCGCGTTATCTACCGCAGTTCTTCCGATCTAGACACCGGCGAAATGACAACCGCCATTGAGATGTTTCGGAACCACGCCGCACGAGACTTGAATATATATCTACCGGAGCCCAACGAAACAGAAAAGCTGCTAAGCATGGAACAGCAGCTACAACGATACGGAAATAGAGAATACATTTAGCATCACCCGGCCCCGCACTGTATGAGCGACTGAATTAATTCCACGAATGCGGGGCCGGGTTTTTAAGAAATAGTTTTGGTTTTAGGGTTCGAGCGCCGGGCGTTGCTGTTTCTTACCTGTTCCTATCCCTTTTGCCCGGCGCCTTTTTTGGATTGTAACCCGGATTTGATTAAATAACACTGATTAGAACTATAACCGGGCCGAGCCGGGCGGCCCATTTTTAAATTAATAATTAACTGAAATGAACTACAAAGAATTTTTAAACAAAAAGACGCATTTGAGCGGAGAGTTCGGGTTTGAGCCCGTATTTATCCCTGATCAGATGTTTGACTACCAAAAGTCACTTTTGTCTTTTGCGGTCAAAAAAGGCCGTTCGGCGATCTTCGCTGATTGCGGGCTAGGAAAGACATTGATAGCGCTTGCGTACTGCCAGAACATTGTACAAAAAACTGGCGGCCGGGCGCTGATCATAACGCCGATAGCGGTAGGTCATCAATTTGTCCGAGAGGGTGAAAAATTCGGTATTCAATGTGCAGTTAGTCGGGATGGCCGACCAGCGGCGGGTATAACGATCACAAATTACGAGAGGCTACATAAGTTTGATTCCTCCGATTATCTTGGAGTGGTTTGTGACGAAAGTTCGATTCTTAAAAACCTAAAAGGCAAGACCTCGAAAACAGTTATCCAGTTTCTAAAAAAAATGGAATACCGGCTATGCGCGACCGCTACGCCTGCTCCTAACGATCCGATTGAATTAGGAACTACTTCCGAGGCGATTGGTGACATGGGCGCCATGGATATGCTTGGAAAGTTTTTCAAGAACAACGAAAAGAGTTTGCATCCTGCTTTCATTGGGAGTAAATGGACGTTCAAACCTCATGCCGAGGCGCACTTCTGGCGTTGGGTAGCGAGCTGGGCGCGGGCCATCCGGAAGCCTTCCGACCTGGGATTTTCTGATAATGGTTTTGAATTACCCCCGATGGCCATTAACCGGGTGGTTTTAAAAAGATCAAAGCCTCTGCCCGGAATGTTGTTTGCCGTCCCGGCAGTAGGCAGACAACAGGAGCTAGCCGAAAGAAGAGTCACTATCGAGGAACGTTGTAATAAGGTCGCTGAAATAGTCGAGGGGCAAGATTGTAGCGTGATTTGGGGGAACTTGAACGATGAAACCGACTTACTTAGTGAATTAATACCAGGCAGCGTAAACATCAAAGGCGGATCTCAGGATTTGGATGAGCGAGAAGAGTTGCTAATGGCTTTTACCGATGGGGAAATCAAAAGGCTGATCACTAAGCCTAAGATCGGCGCTTTCGGTATGAACTGGCAGCACTGCGCTCATATGACTTTTTTCCCCGATCATAGCTATGAACAGTTTTACCAGGGCACGCGGCGGATATGGAGATTCGGACAGACCAGAGAGGTAAATATAGATGTAGTAATGACGGACGCGCAAGTAAGGGCATACAACAATCTTTTAAAAAAGAGTGAGGCCGCCGACAATATGTTTACTATGCTCGTCGAGCATATGAACAACGCCGAAAGATTTAGAAAAATACTCAATTATAATAATCCTGTCAGTCTTCCGAGCTGGCTACAAAAAGCTCTTTAAAATGGTAAATCAACAAGTAATTACAGATCAATACGCTTGGTATAACGGCGATAGCTGCGAAGTGTTGCCGACCATCCCAGATGAAAGCATTCATCTTACCGTATATTCTCCGCCGTTTGCTGGATTGTATCAATACTCCAGCTCCGATAATGATCTTAGCAACTGCGAGAACTATGATCAATTTTTGGAACATTATCGGTTCATTGTACGGGAGAAATTCCGCATCACTTTGCGCGGACGGGTGTCTTGCGTTCATGTTACCGACGTTCCGGCTCACAAAAACGGATTGCTAACTGATTTTCCTGGCGACGTAATTAAGTTACACCAGGATGAAGGATGGGGATACGCTGGCCGATTTGTTATTTGGAAAGACCCTCTCAAGATTGCTATCCGCCTAGGATACCCTACGGCGCTAAAACACGGTCAGATCGTAGAGGACGCGGTTAAATGTCGTCCGGCTCTTCCTGACTACATGCTGATTTTTGTTAAGCCCGGAGAAAATCCCGTTCCGGTTGAGCATAAGCACGGGCTAGGCCATGGCATTGGGTACTATGCTGGATCCATGCCTTGCACGCCAGATATGGAGGAAAAGTACGGGACGTTCGAATCCCTGCGTCAGAAGTGGGTAGGATTTGAGGGAGATCAGCGGACAAACAAATTATCTCATGTCATTTGGCAGAGATACGCCTCACCGGTATGGGATGACATCCGTATCGACAATGTACTGAAATATAAAGAGGCACGCGAAAGCGAAGAGGAAAAGCATGTTCACCCGCTGCAGTTGGATGCTATTGATCGGTGCGTCGAATTATATACTAATCGCGGGGAGAATGTGTTGACACCGTTTGGAGGTGTTGGATCAGAAGTTTACAGCCCGGTTAGCTTGCATCGGTTCGGACTAGGGATAGAACTGAAAGGAACTTATTGGAGACAAGGTATTGAAAATTTGAAGTCGGTCCAATACCGATTTGCGGCAGAGCAAACCTTGTTCAGCACGGCCGGATAAATTAGACGTATGCAATCAATTTTAGCAGAACTTAATAAACATGCAGGCTCAAAAGGTAAAACGATTGAGTTGCGTATTACAAAAAGCGACGCAATTGAATACGACCGCGCCGTAAAATACATTATGGATAGAAAGGATGAAATACCATATAAAGTATGGAGATACAATAGTATAGTTTTTATTTTCAGTTAATCTTATGTACGGCGGCCGCTATGTGGCCGCCGTAATCTATAACAACCAAAACAGGCGACCTATGAGAGTCATTGAAGATTTAGTTTTACTTGAAAAAATAAGCGCATGGATATTGAGATAAGACGCGATAAAAATGCGCGCATAGTCTTGCGCCTAAGGCCGGGCGGCTGGCATCTGCGCACCTACTTTACCGAGCCCGGTTTTGAATCGGTTGAAAATTCCGAATGGATTTACAAGACACCGTTTGTCTACGACACGAACGCCCGCCGATGGGAGATTAACTACCGGACCGGGGAGGAGTGGATCCCGCATCTGACGCGGGCAGAGGCAGAGCGGTGCACGGAGTTGATCAGCGAATTTGAAAACGAATTATTTTTTTAACTTATAAAACAAGATGATATGACTTGGTACAAAACAGACAGCCCGCATATCCCGGTTAACGTGCCGGTGATCGTTGCGATAGTAAACAATTTCGAGGCTCGCGAGGCGGTGACGGCCTATTATGACGGCAGTTATTGGAGGAATGACAAAGGCTATAGGCTTATCAACAAGCCCTACGCCTGGGCCTATTTCCCTACGCCGCCCGACCCTAAAAAGATTTCTTAACCTACCCGGCTCCCCCCGCCGGAAAATAATGCAAAGATGAATGTAAAGAATGTGATGTTACAACTGCATCAGAAACCTATCGCTTATTACCCTGTGTACAGAGATTTGACCGGCAGCACAACAGCGGCGATATTACTGAGCCAATTGCTTTATTGGTACTCTGCGTGCGGCGGTCGAAAGTTTTACAAATCGGATTCCGAAATAATGGAAGAAACCCGACTAACTGAAAAAGAACTTCGGGGCGCAAAGAACGCATTAAAGGGTAATTCATTTATGAATATAACATTGGAAGGATTGCCGCGCCGAACGTTTTACGACTTCGATTTATCGGACTTGTTCGCCCAATTGGGCGAAGCTAGCGCCGCCCAAAAGGCGGCGCAAGGAACGCCAAAAGGGCGGGACAGTAGACGCCAAAAAGGCGGTGCTATTACAGAGAATACACATAAGAGTACTACAAAGAATACTCAAAGAGATATAGCGGCTAACGCCGCGCCTGAAAAAATCATTACCCCTAAAATCCAAAATGAAAAAAGAAAAAAAGTTGCGCCAAAAAAAGAAAAAGCACCGGGCCTTCCATTCCTGATGTGGGAAGTATGGGCGGAGCGCCACGAACGCCTGCATAGAGAAAAGCCGACCCAAGACGCAAAGTTCTTCAAGCATCTCAAAGACCTAGCCGAGAAACTTGCCGCACGCATCGAGGCGCAAGGGGCGGAGGTCAGCGACGCAGCCATATGCAACAACTTCGGCCTGTTCCTGGATATGCTCATTCAGAAGGGCGATGCTTGGTACCACACCAATTTTACGCCGGACATCTTCAATGGCAAATTTCTTAATATTATCCAACTACTAAAACAGCAGCACAATGAAGAGCAACAGCTTGCCGATAAGTACGCCCGCGTTATTGCCAGCTTCGCCGAGTAAGGCATTCGAGCAACTGACGCCGGTAAATTACCAGGATGTTTTTGAGTGCGGAAGTTCTGCCCTTTCGGTAGTAAAGCGGGATCAGGGCAAGCAGGCGGCAAGCGCGTACATTTCGATCATGCTTGCCGACATCGAACAGTTTTTCAACGTAAAGAATGGGATGACTGAAATCCAGATTAAGATGCTTGTCGATATGATTTTAAAGAACTTCTACTATCTCAAAGTCTCCGATCTGCGCCTATTCGCGGAGAAGTTCAAAATAGGATTGTATGGCAAGGTATATGACCGGATCGACGGCGGTGTGATTATGCAGGCGCTCAACCAATACACCGACGAACGGATGAACGAGGCCGAAGCATACAACGCGCAGAAGGCAAGCCGGTTCAAGATGGCCGGGGAACAGGCCGCTACCAACATACTACAAGCCATTGCGGAACGGTGGAAGGACGCACGCCCGGAAAAGGAACCTAAGCCGGTTTTTCGTTCGGTGGCTCAATACGCGCAGTACTACGGCATAGATGAAAAGGAATTGGGGCGCAAGTTGGCGCAGGCGGTGAGTGATGACTACGACCGGGCGTGCATTGACATGGATTACGACGAGTACACACAATACTGGATGAATCAGTGGCTTTTTGACAAAACCGTTGAAGCAAGAAATAAAAAACAATAACTATGAATACAAACAACCTAATCGGCCTACAAGTTATAGACGCAATCACACGCCACTATGACATAAGCATCCCGGACCTGCTCCGTCCAAGCCGCCGCCAAATGATCAGCCGGGCCCGGGCGATGGCCTGTTACCTGTTGCGAGAACACGCGCAACTAACTTACCAAGCTATCGGTGAAATGATTGGCGTGGATCATACAACGGTGGTTTATCATCATCACAAATTGCGCGACGCAATCGACCCGCAAATTATCGAAGAACGCGACAACGCCGAAGATTTTTACCGGCTGCTTGTCGGAATTGAATATGATCGAGAAATACCTTTTTAACAAATGACTGAAAAGACCTGCAACCGATGCGGCGAAACGAAGCCGATCAGACACTACTACAAGCACCCTCAATGCAAGGACGGATACCGGAACCAGTGTAAGGAGTGCATTGCCGAAGTTAAAAAGCAATATTATTACAAGTGCAAAATGTCACCGGCTGTATGGGCTGCGATCCAGCGCCAGGCCCGTGAATATTACATAAGCAAAAAGGCGGGATAAATTACTTGGGTGTATGCGTAAAACAGGGGCCGCACCGCCCGGCCCCGATTTTAAAAAAAAACGATATGATAAACATTGAACTAACGGAAGAACAAGCGCAGGAAGTGCTAAAAGCCTTGACGTCGCATATTCTGCAATTAAACGGCTACATTTTTAATAGCCGGAACGAAAAGAGCAGAGAACAATTTGAAAGAAAGCGGCGAATGATAGAGACGTTGGCGGATCAAATTCAAAACCGCTTGTGATGCTAACAATTTTTATAATCAAAATTGTCGCCCGTTTATTTCGATCTGGGGCGACCAAAACAAAGCCGATGAGCGCAATCAACTGGAAGAGCACGGGCATGGGCGAGTGGTACGGGTTCTATCTCCGCGAAATGGTAATGCGGATCAGCACGGCCGACGGCCCGCTGTTTTATGTGGCCGGGGTTCCTTCGGTGCAGTATGGGAGCGAAGCGGAATTAATCCGATTTTTGAACCTTAAACACCGGGCGGCATGAAACTAGAAGAAGCCATCGAAATAACGAAACGCAATCCCATGCTTGACGCTAATGCGACCGCGGCGGTAATAGAGGCCGCTGAGTTATTGTCGTGGATTTACAAGCGATTGGAAAAGGATTCGCCGGAGGAAATTGCAAGAATTTTAAAGCTGGCAAAAGAAGAAGAACGATGACAGAACGGATACACATAGCCGCGCCGGACGGCCGGACCGTGACCGTAGAACTATCCGGCGATATGTTCTACATCGGGCAAAAAATGTACTTGTTTCACGACATGGCCGATCTGATTGAGACGGCGAAAAGCGAAATGAAATGAGCAATTACGACTGCACAAAAAATAAGTTTATCCTGGGTGATTGCATGGACCCGGAGTATGGCCTTCCGTCCTACCCGGACAAGTTTTTTGATTTGGCTATTGTTGATCCGCCGTATGGGATTGGTCGAGACGGCGGATCGACCGGTAAATATTGGAAATGGTACGAACCAAAACAATGGGATCACGCACCGACAAATAAAAATTATTTTTTTGAATTGTTTAGAGTGTCTAAAAATCAAATCGTTTGGGGGGCAAATTACTTTACTGATTTCCTTCCGCCGTCGATGGGTTGGATTTTTTGGGACAAAGGACAGGATTTAACGATGAGCGACGGCGAACTTGCATTTTCTAGTTATGAAAAAGCATTAAGGCGCGCCCGGTTGAATAGGTGCTATATAGGCGAAAGCGGCGGCAATATCCACCCAACTCAAAAACCTGTTAGGCTATACCGCTGGCTATTGGAAAACTACGCCCAACCCGGCGACCTGATACTGGACACTCACGTAGGCAGCGCAAGCAGCTTGATAGCGTGCGAGAGCATGGACTTTAATTACCACGGCTTTGAAATCGACCCGGACTATTACGCCGCCGCGAAAAAGCGAATGAGCGCCGGGATTCAAAAAGTAATGTTTTGATGACCGCTAACGAATACCGAAACAAATTCGCCAACAAAAGCGAAGAGCAGATTCAGTGCGAATGCGTGGCGTGGTTCCGCCAAGCATACCCGGCAAAACAAATGCTGCTTTTCTCGTCTCTCAACGGGATCAAACTGGCCGGGGGTGCGAGGCAGGGCGCGCGCCTTCGCAATGCCGGGATGACAGCGGGCGTGGCCGACTTGTTTCTGTCCATCCCGTCCGGCGACCTGGCCGGCCTATACATCGAAATGAAAACGCCGAAGGGCCGGCAGCAGCCGAACCAGAAAGAATTTGAAGCCGAAGTCATTAAGCACGGGTACGGTTATGTTATGCCGCGAAGCCTGGATGAGTTTAAGCGCTGCGTTATCGCTTATCTTGAAAAGGGGGAGTATTGATTTTGGGGGTTGGTTTTTCGCGCTTAAGTTTGTATTTTAGCACCAACAAAAAAGGCCCGCCGTAGCGAGCCAGTAATTTCGTAACAATTAAAATTTAAGTCATGACAAATCTAAGCTTTCCTTCCGTACAAAACAAATGGTATCTAAAGCACAGCCTTTCTAATTCCTCTGGAGTTCAAGTTCTCATTATTACTCCGGCTATTGCTAAATTTATATTAGAGAACCTGAACAATACGAACAGGCCGCTTTCACAAGCAATTGCGCAAGATTATGCGCGGCGGATGATTGACGGAGAATGGATAATGAATGGCGAAGGGTTGAAGTTTTCTAACGAAGGGCTTTTGCTGGATGGACAACATCGTTTGTTAGCAATTGTTTTGTCAGGCATGAGCATCGAATTAATGGTTGTATTTGGTTTGCCTCCGAATGCATTTGAAACTATTGATGATGGGAAAAAAAGGTCTCCGGGTGACGTGCTAAGTATTCACGGGATAGAGAACGCAAACACAACGGCAGCAGCAATTAAATTTGTAATTAGGCACAAGAACGGGGTGTCTAACAGGTCGGTTAATGGCTCAGGTAAGATAAGCAATAAAGATGTTTTAGAATGGTACAAATCACACAATTATATATCAGATTCGGTAAGATTTGGATATACTTTGTACGAAGGATCTGGTAGAATAATACTATCTCCGTCAAAATTGGCGGCTTATGATTTTTTGTTTTCCGAATTAAGCAAACCCCATGCCGGGCAGTTTTTAACAAAATTTGCAATCGGAACCGAATTGCAACGAACTGATCCTATTTTTTTACTTCGATCAAAACTAACAGAGGCGAAATTTAATAAACAGGTAAGTATATCTGGTTTGGTTGAACATGCACTTGTGGTGAAAGCATGGAACAAATGGAGATCCGGAAATACGGTATCTGTATTGAAATGGGATGCGCACCGGGAGCCATTCCCGGAAATCAAATAATTAAAGTTGGTTTTTCGTTTTGTTAAGTTTCATAGCTGCCCCGCCCCGGCGGGGTTTTTTATTTAGGCGATTACAAACGGGTAATTTTATTTGCCTATTGCATAATACGTATAATATACGTATCTTTGAAGGGTAATAAAAACAAAGAGATATGACAATTCAAGAAATCAAAACCGCAGCCGAAAAATTAGGATTTAAAACAGAAGAAAGAGAGAAAGAAATTGGCGTTGAAATGGAACCATATTGCTGGTCGTGGTGGGAAAAATTCTCAACGGACTACGCTTTTTACCACAGCACTTACTCCCAAAGAACCGGGAAAGTATGTAAAAACTTGCGCCGGGGTATGCGTAAAGAACAAAAATTAGAAAATGCAATCTAACTGCTGCGGCGCGCCAATCTGGCAGCGCGACCCAATCACCGGCCACGGCCATTGCTTCGACTGCGGGGAGCCGTGCACGCCGGAAAAAGAAGAAAACGATATGAAAGAGAAACGAACCAAGCGCAAAGAGATCCTGCTCACCCCGACCGAGTACGCGCAAATGAGCGCGGCGGCGGAGCAGGCGGGGTTGAGCCTGTCCGCCTGGTTGGTTATGGCCGCGAACAAGTGGCTTGAGATCGAGCGCGCCAACAACGAAATAAACCGGGCTAATGACCCGGATTGGTGGATGAAAAAATTGAAAGTGAAATGAAAACATATCTTGAATGGCATTACGACGAAAAGCCGCCGCGAGATAGCGGGTACATTGTCGCCATTAAAATAAAGCCAAGCGAAGCAACATATAATAGTGTTATGTATTACAGGGCCGGGCGATGGACGCATCAGGACGGAGTAGATTTGTCTGGCCGTTTTTTGGTTTATGCTTGGGCATATTTTCCCGAACCGCCGCCGGTCGATATTGACGCCGCTAAAAACGCAGAGCGATGAAAGAGAGTAAAATAAACGCAAAAGTGCGTTAATTTTGCGTACTATAAAAATGCAAACCTCCCGCCGGGGCTGAAAGTTGCGGGGCAAGCCGGACAATGCGAAGCGTCAGGAGTCCGGTTCAGTGCTGACAGGTGTAGCCCTGACAGCCGGGAAAGACCGGTATAGCCAACCTGAGCTAGAGTAGGGTGACACTACGGAGAGACGTGCAGGCAAGGCGGTAAGCCGTTATGAGGATATGACGAAACATGTCGAACCCGCCCTAGAAAACAGTTCCTTATATGCTTTAGGATGACAGCCGGGAAAGACCGGCGATTTTTGCAACCTTAAAATAGGATGATATGAAGCTGTATTATTTTGACCCTGAAACATATGGTGATCAGTTTTTCGTCATGGCAAAAAACAAGCAAGCCGCAATTAAGCATGTATTAAATTATTTAGAAAGTAACTTTAAAGACCTTAATTTCCCAAACCATTATAAAGAGGCATGGGTTAAAATTAAAGCCGGTGACACTTTTGTAATAAAAGAGTTTGAAGAGGGCGAGGTTATAGAATCAGAAATATCGTAATTGTTACCAACTTTATCCCAAACCGCGTTCAAGCAGGTACAACTTGTTTTTACGCGGTTTTTTGTTTATTTTTGGTAGTGAAAGACAAGATCAGCAGGAAACTGTTTTTTGCCCCGCCAAAATCGGGGCTTTTTCTTAGCCTATGATTAATATCACTGTAGTTACTAATCCGCAAAGTGCAGCTACCGATTTTTACAGAACCGTCGGCCCGCTGTGGTACATTCAAAAAGCTACTGCCGGGGTTGTCAATATCAACTGCATCACCCCTGACTCTGCGACGTGGTTTAATTTCTTCACTTCCGATATAGTTTTTTTTTCCCGGCCTAATGGCAATATGCTTCTTGACATCATTACCGAAGTTAAGGACATGGGTAAGAGGGTATGGGTGGACTATGACGACCTGTTGGACAGCCTTAGCGATTACAACCCAGCCAAAGTGCATTTCGAGCGCTACGACGTGAAGGAAAGCGTCAAACTGATTTTGGCGATGGCCGACGCGGTAAGCGTCTCCACCCAATACCTAAAAGACAAGTACCAGGACCAGACGCGCAACGAGATCACCGTTTTGAAAAACGCATACGATCCGAATGTGTTCCGGTTCAACCCCGTGCGCCCGCAATCCGAACCGATCCGGCTGCATTGGCGCGGATCGGCTACGCACCTAGGTGATCTGATGACCGTTAAGCCGGTGTTAGATTATGCCATCACTTCCGACCAGTGGAGCGTAAAGTTTCACGGCCTACAAAAATGGATGCTGCACGCATACCCTGACGGCTACCAGATAGCTGAATGGGAAAACCGACTATTCCGCTATTTTCGTACGTTGGGCGAAGAGCGACCGGACTGGGTAGTGTTCCCACTCATTGACGATCCGTTCAACCAGAGCAAAAGCAATATATCAGCAATCGAAGCGCTCAACGCCGGGGCCGGTGTGCTGGCTCCGTCTGGCTTTCCTGAGTTTGTCCTGCCTGGTGTGATCAATTACGATAGCCCGGAACACTTGCGAGACATCTTCGATCAGATCGAAAAGGGCGAACTGAACAAAGAAGAAACCGTAATGGCCGGGCGGCAATGGCTCCGGGAGTTTCTGACCGTTGAGAATGAAAATGAAAAGCGCATGGAGTTGATCGGAAAGTTGACCGGGGCGCGGTTTACCAAAAAGGTGGAAGGATGATCCAGATAAAAGACCTCAAATTAAACGACGCAAACCCTCGATACATTCGGGATGAGCGTTTCGGGAAACTTAAACAAAGTATTGAGCAGTTTCCAAAGATGATGAACTTGCGTCCTATTGTCGTGGATGGTAACGGCGTGGTCCTTGGCGGCAATATGCGGCTCCGGGCGTTGATTGATTTGGGGTACAAGTCTATTCCCGGCGAGTGGGTGAAGAAAGCAAGTGAACTTACCGAGGAAGAAAAGCGGCGGTTTGTGATCGCGGATAACACCGGGTTTGGTGAATGGGATTGGGAGATATTGGCTAAAGATTGGGACGAGGTGGAGTTGAAAGAATGGGGGTTGGAATTGCCGGACGAGTGGGGGCAGGAAGAACCGGAGGCGCAGGAGGACGGGTACGAAGTGCCGGACGAAATTGAGGTTGATGTTAAAAAAGGTGATTTGATTGAAATTGGTCGGCATCGGTTGCTTTGTGGGGATTCTACGCAGAATATCTGCGCGGAAAAGTTAATTAATGGCGCAACTATTGATTTAGTTTTAACGGACCCACCTTATGAAATAGATTTTAATTATTTTCCAACTAAACAGCATGTTTCAAACGCGCATATATTTGTATTCAACAATGATCGAGCGATAGTTAGGCAGTTGCAAAAAAGCCCGTTTTCATTTAAGAAGTTTTTCATTTTCCATCATGGCGGAACAGCTATTCCGCAAGAGGGGGGGAACGAAGTGTTTTTGGACCATATTTTGATAAGCCACGAAGTCGCCGGAAAGCCTGCTGTAAGATTTAATAAGGGAGATGGATTGCGCACAGTTATAAATGGAGAATACCGCCGGGCGGATGAACATAAGCACCAAAAACCGCATAAATTGCTATCTACGATTGTGAAGGCATATTCACAAGAAAACAGCATTGTTTTGGATTGGTTTGCCGGCGGTGGAATGCTTTTTTTAGTGTGTGAACAATTAAACCGAACTTGCTACGGTATGGAAATTGACCCCAAATACTGCCAAGTGATTATAGACCGGATGCACAAATCATTCCCGGATCTGGAAATAAAGATTAATGGCGAAACATACACGCCGAAGGTAAAAACAGAAGGGTAATGGCCTACAAAAAAGCAGATCTGGAAAAGCAAGCCCTCGAAGCGATCCAAAAACACAACCTGTTTTTTATTCAGGACGTGGTGGCGTTTCTTCCCTGCAATAGCGCCACCTTCTACAATCATGAGTTGGAAAAATTAGAAACAATAAAAGAGGCGCTGGAAAAGAACCGGATCAAGACAAAAAACGGACTCCGGGCGAAGTGGTATCATGGCAATGCCCCGGCTACACAGATAGCACTTTACAAACTTTTGGCGGACGAGGGCGAGATCAGAAAGTTGAGTTTGCAGCACCACGACCATACTACCGGCGGCGAAAAGTTCACCCCGCTATACTTTAGCGATGGCGATAAAACCGAAATATAAACCGTTCTTTGACAACCTGGATAAGCGTTATGTGATCATAACAGGCGGGCGCGGATCCGGCAAATCATTTGCTGCCGCTTCTTATGCCTGCGCACGGATACATGACAACCGGGGCTGGCGCTTCCTTTACACCCGCTATACCCTGACGAGCGCCGAAATATCCGTGATCCCTGAGTTTGAAGAAAAATTAGAATTGTTCGGTGTGCGGCCCTTGTTCGACGTAACCAAGAAAGAGATCATAAACCGTCGCACCGGATCAGACATTATCTTCTCCGGCATCAAGACAAGCAGCGGCAACCAGACAGCAAAACTAAAGTCAATACCGAACCTAAACGCCTTCATCATCGAAGAGGCCGAAGAGTTCGAGGATGAAACCGCGTTCGATGTTATTAACTACTCCATCCGGGCTAAGGGCGTGCAAAACGTAATTATCATAGTTATGAACCCGCCGACCATTGAACACTGGATTTGGCCCCGGTGGTTTGAGAAATCGCACCGCATGAGGACCATCGACGGCGTACAGGTTCCGATCAGCACCCATCCGGACGTTTTGCATATTCACACCACGTACTTGGACAACCTGGACAACCTGCACCCCGATTTTATTCGGGAGATCGAAATGACCAAGGAAACGAACCGGGAGAAGTACGAACATATTTTTATAGGCAAATGGCGAGACAAGCGGGAAGGGGTAGTGTTTGAGAAGTGGCAGGAAGGCGAATTTGATACCGCCTTACCTTATTGCTACGGCCTGGACTTTGGTTTTACTTCGCCGCTGGCATTGGTGAAGGTGGCGGTAGATAGCAAAAGGCGGCGTATTTTCATTGACGAGTACCTATACAAATCATATCTTCCGGCGCAGAACGTTATTAACCTGCTTGGCTGCATCGACCGCCCTCAGGATTTGATCGTTGCCGATAGCGCGGAGCCGACATTGATAGCGAGCATTGCGCTGGACGGGTTCAACATAACCCGCGCCCAAAAGCGGGAAGTTATTGAGGACATTCGGTTAATCCAGGAATTTGAAATAGTGGTTACTGAGCGTAGTTACAACGTGAAGAAAGAACTTCGCAACTACGTTTGGAATGACAAGAAAAGCGAAACGCCGGTGGATGAGTATAACCACGCGCTCGATGCGATGCGATACGCATTTAATCGGCTGCATTTGAATAGATCAGTATTAGCATATACAACGTAAAAAAGAAAAGGATGAAAAAATTGCCAAAAGATAGTTTTGGTAACCAATTGAAAGAAGGTGATACAATTGAGTACTATAATTGGTGTTATTGTCACGCAGGCAGTCAGGTATTAAGTGGTGATAAGTTGACAGAGCAAAATATTGAATCTTTAAAAAAAAAGGGGTACACGGCGGAGCGTCGGTTTGATAATATCTATGTAGGCAAGTGCCTGCAACTTAGTAAGCCGCTCCATGGCAAAATAAAATGGAATGAGGAATTTTTGACTTATGAGCCATTAGTTTTTTCAGAAGATGATTTTAACGGAAATTCTGCGCTTTACGTGTGCAGGAAAGATGATGATGGTTCTTACATTAAAAAGATACAATAATGAAAGAAATCAAGACAGACGCCGACCTGCAAAGCGCAATCCAGCAACTATACGACGCGACCCGCGAGGCGATGACCGACCGGATAGGTCAATGGCGCAAGCTGGAAATCAGCTTTGCGCACATTTGCAAAATTGCCAAATTGAACGGTATCCAGGTCGATCCGCTGCCGATCCCTAAAAGTATAGTACAGGGCGCGCCGGTAATTACAACCAAGGCAACCGAAGCGCCGAAGCCGATAACCCCGGCCCCGCCGGTAGCCGGTGACGTGCTGGCTGACAATGCACCGCGCCCGAAAAAGCGCACTTCTTCACGCAGACGAAAAAGCGAATGAAGGTAATATTTACCATACCGAACGACCCGAAAAAATATAGTTACCCGACCGCGCCGGAAGACGTGACGTTTGGGCAGTTTGTCGCCTACCTGGATAAGGTGTACCCGAAAGCGCCGGACATTTTAAAACAGATCGAAGAAGCGATAGACGCTGGCGACGAAGAAAAAGTACAAGAACTAAATGCGGGCATAGATAACCGGATGTTAGCCCGTGATATCTACCCTTATTTTGCCCGTGTCGTTTCGCATTTTACTGGAATTGAGTTGTCTATTTTGATCGGCGAAAGGGGGCCGGGGATGAATGTTAAGACGCTGGAAGCGTTGTATAATACAATTCTTCGCGCCCTGGCTCCCCCGCCGTCCGATCAGTACGAGTACAGGAAGGAAGTAGAATTCAACGGCGAGCTTTGGATTATACCTGACCGCCTGATGGAAAACGCTTCAGTTATCGAGTTTGCGGAGGCGGCCCAGTTTCAGGCTGCCATGAGCGAAGTTAAAGAAGGGCACTTTCGGGCGTTGATCGACGTGTGCGCCGTTCTTTTGCGCAAGCAGGGTGAACAGTACACCGACAATATTTACAAGCGCAACAAGCGCCTATTTGATAGCTTGCCGATGGATATAGTCTGGCAGGTCGCTTTTTTTTTGACGAGGCGAAGCGCAGCATTAGGGAGAGATTTCCAAATCTATACCGCAAGCCGGACGTTAGGGCGGTTAAGGCGGGAGTTAAAAACCTTACGAAGGAGTACGGTTGGTACTTGACGTTGAAAGATATTGCGGAATCCGGCATGTTTAACCGGGCCGGGCTCACCCCGATTGAATCCGCAGAGCAAGCGCCCTTGTATGATGCGTTTCACTACCTGAGCGCAAAGGCAGCGGAAACAGATTTTAAGAACCGATTAATTGAAACGAAATGAAGATAAAGGAAATTTGGAACTTTATAAAAAGCGTAGTCTGGCCCGCTGCGAAGCCGTTTATTTGTGCATCCAAGGAAGAGGCCGCCGAACTTGTTTTATGGGCGCGCAACCATGAAAAGATAGCACGGGCAGCAGAAGCGCATATGAATTTAGACCGGGATATATTGCCGGAGTTTGTGCGCCGGTGCGCTGATGCGCTCGAAAACAACGAAGAATGAAACTACTCGAAATAACCAACCTATTCAACACGGTTACGAAGTTGCACCCTAATTTCCAGAATTATCATTTTGGATGGCCTTCCGACATGGTTCGCAACGTGGTAAACAACTACGACCCGGAACAATCTACCGGCACGCTATACCCGGCGGTATTGGTTTCTCCTCCCGATATTCGAGTTAACCCGATGGACCTCAAAACAGTTTATTCTTTCCGGGTACACTTCATCGACTTGCAGGGATACAATAACAACACATTACTAGACAATAATAACCAGGTCGAGCAGTGGAGTGAATTATTTGAAAGCGGCTTACAATGGTTCCGAGGAGTGCAAAATGCAAACAAAAACCTAACTAAACCCGCCTACCTCGGACTTTTGAACGATCAGATTAACGGCGGGCTCATGAGCGACGCGGGTACGCAAAGGCTTATATATGTGTACTTCGATTTTGAAGTAATTACTTCGAGCACTTGTACCAGCCTGGGGATTACCTACCCCGACGATGCAATTGCTGCGGGGATGCCTTGGCCACCGAGTGACACAATCGACAAAGAAAATATTTACGCGCGGGCAGGTGAATTGTTGATTGATGATGAAGGCGACGCGCTGATTGATGACGATGGAGACGGCTTGATTGATGGATAAAAAAAGAATAATAATGGACGGCATAGAACAGGACTGGCTAAACCGGGGCGTATTTGTTCACCCCACCGCCAGGATATACGGAAGGGTGGAGATAGGCAACGGCGTAGAGATCGGGCCGTATGTGGTTATCGGCGATCAGGCGCAAATAAAAACCGGCTACAAAACGCAGCCCATCGGGAAGGTGAAGATTGGGGCGGGTACTGTGATTAAGGCGCACGCTCATATTTCTTCCGGTTCCTTCGACGTTACCGAGATCGGGGAAAATTGTTTCATTATGGGGGCGGTCCACATCGGCCACGACTGCAAGATCGGGAACAACGTGATACTTACCGAAGGCGCAAAAATAGCCGGGGAAGTTCACATTTGCGATTATGCCAATATTGGCCTGGGCGCGCTGATTCACCAGGGCGTATTGATCCCTGCAAAGTGCATGATCGGCATGGGTTCGGTCGTAACCAAGAAAGCAGCGGCGCAAATGCGGCACGCGGAGACCTGGGCCGGGAACCCGGCGCGGAAACTTGGCATGAATCGAAAGTGGCTAAACATGGAGATATGAAAAACTGTAAAAATTGCAAACATTGGCAAAGGGCACACCAAGAAAATTATCCTACCCTGAAAAACAAAGGGTGGTGTAAGGCGCTCGATTATGAATCGGACTTAAATCGTGTTAACATCAGCAAAGGCGGCGCGGTTGTTATTAGTAGAGATGGCGAATTACTGACCGACGAAAATTTCTATTGCGCCAAATTTGAAAAGAAATGAAAACGGCAATTCTCACCCTCACCTGCGGACGGCCCCAAATGACGGTCGAAACGTGGCGGCACAACTTCGCCAACCACGGGGCCGGTGAAGTGCGCGTTTTCTGGTTTGACAATGGCAGCACGCCGGATGAGTTGGCGATGATGATGGAGGAGGCGGCAAAGTGGCGTTTCTCCTTCACGCAGTTCGAGACAAAAAACAAGGGCATCGCCTACGCCCTTAACTGGATGATGAAAGCGGCCTTTGCCACAGGCGCGCACGCGGTGGCGACGATGGCGAACGATATAAAAGAGCCGGACGGGTGGCTTGACTTTCGGATGAGAGCCGCAAAAGATATATATCATACGGGGGTGGTGGCCGTAGCGGTCGATCAGTCTACCAGGTACCCACCCAAGCACGTCAACGGCTGGATGATCGAGGAGGGCACGGTAATAGGAAACTGGCTAATTACCCGCGACGTTTACGACGCCATTGGTGGCTTTTGCATGGATTACGGGACGTACGGCCCTATTGATATTGACTACTGTGAGCGCATGAAGGCCGCCGGGTGGCGGTACTACTACCTGCACGACCTTTATGCCGACCACATCGGGCAAAAGGAAGCGAACCCGGCGCAGTATCAAGCGGAAAAAAACGCGTCTTTGAATAAGTCCTGGGAGGTGTATAAGCGGAATTTGAAGCTATACCGACAGGGCAAAAATGTATATCAGCATGATTGACCAAGCAGCCATACAAGCAATAGCCAGGACCGCAAAAGAGGCGGTAGTGATCGAATGGCGCAGGCAGGGGCACGAGTTGACCGGCAAGGCGGCGCAAAGTATCGAGGAACAGGTAACGACGGCGGCCAATGCGACCCGAATAGATTTCTACATTCAGGATTACATGGCGAACATAAACCAGGGCGTTCCGTCCAACCGAATACCGTACACCCCCGGCAGCGGGGCGAAGTCAAGCAAGTACATACAAGGGCTGACCCGTTACGCCCGGCTGCGCTTCGGTGCGGATCGCAAAGAGGCGGAGCGCATCGCTTTTGCCATTGCCCGGACGCATCTGCGCGAAGGGCTGCCAAGTTTGAAAAGTAAACGATTCAGCAGCACGGGCCGCCGCACCGGGTTTATTGAGGAGGGACTTGATAAGAATGAGGATAAGATTTCACAACTGATCGAAAACGCCGTAGAGCAAACGTACAGGGCGTTTATTGAGGCGTTTTTCCGGTCGCAAATATCCGGACGATGAGTTTTACAGCGACCCCAAACGATTTGAGCGCGGCGTACAGGCCGATAATTTTTGTCAATATGCAGACAAGCAGCGAAAATGTAGAAAGCGCAAAGGTAGAGGTTACGGTTAATGGAAGCCTGCAAGTAACGTACCGAAAGCCATACACCACGAAGGCGGGCAATGATTACACATTCAATATAGATGTTCAGACGCCGGTACAAAGAGCACTGGCCCCGCGCACAGACGCGGCGGCGGCGAGTTCCATATTTCCGGCCGCCAGCGGCGGCTCATCTTCTGACGCTTCCGATTGTTACGCCAATTTCCAAGTAGACGTTTACCTTGAATACCGTTCGAGCGCCGGGCTATTAGTGACAAGTACGGCTGCTGAAACAAGCAGCGGCTTTTATGCGTTTGCGGCCAAGCGCCCAGCCAGTGATACCACAATGACCGCTTATTATTACCAGGGCAGTGGCAAATTTAAATGGCTTACCGATGGACCGAGCGCGCAAAAGATCGGGACAAGCGAACCGGCGGCCCTGTGTTCGGCGCGCAAAGGTTGGAACCAGTATCTTTTTAAGCTATATGATAGCGCCGGAAGTCAAACCACATCGGCCACCGTTCCCGTTATAGGCGTTGGAGCAGATCCTAAAATGGAAGTGCTGGACGGCGGGACGGCTAATTTAGCCTATGATTTTGCCGGGGTTTCTTACTACACGGTAGAACTTGCCAACAGCGGCACAGTAGTCAGTGAGCCGTGGCGCTTCGATATTGTGCGCCGGTGCGCGCATGCAAAGCGTATGTACTGGATGAACAGCCTGGGCGGGGTGGATCAATACACGTTTGAGGGCCAAATTACCAAGATCCACACCCACGGCGGCGAGATCGGGGAAATTAACCAGCCGATACCGACAGATAGCGACCTGCCCGGTATTGTGAAAACCGGCATTGTGAGCGAAATCAAATACAAGGTTTTGGAAGTTATGGACGCGACGACCGCCGACTGGGTGCGCAATATGTTTATATCTCCGGAGGTGTATATGGAAATTGATAGCAAACTTTGGCGGGTGACGGTGGAGCCTGGGAGTGTTGACATTGACACGAGCAGCGAAGCACAGCAGGAAATAGAATTCACGGTACTTTTTGAGAACGAAATAACCCAAGAGGTGTGAAAAAGTATGTGGACATATACATAGGCGGTCAGGCGGTAGACGTGGATGTTTCCGGCCTGAGCTTGTCTATTCAGTACTCCATCGAAGAGGCCGACCTGGGGAAAGTTCGCGGTTCTCACTCCAAGCGTTCGATCAATCTACCTGCTACAAGCGTAAACGCTGCCATCGCCGAAAGTGTGCAAGATCCGGCAAGCATAACCAGCAGCGCGGGCACCCTGCAACCGGCGCGCATCGAGGTAAACGGAATGCCAGTGTTATCCGGCAAAGCGCAACTAACCGACGTGGATCTGATCCGGCGCGGCTACGGCCTACGGGCTGCCGGGTACAAGTACGCTTTCTTTGGATCAAATGCCGATTGGTTTCAGGACTTGGGAGATTTGCGCATTCGTGACTTGGGCTGGGCAGATAAAACGATCACTACATCAGGCGTAGAGGCTACCTATACCCCAGCAGATGAAACTTGCTTCACGGTCATCAAGTGGGCCGAATGGTTTCAATCTTCCGCGATCCGGCACGTAGACCACACGCCCGCCATATTCGTTTCGTCCATCCTACAAAAAGCATTCAATTCGATAGGCTACAATATTAATAGCCTGTATGATTCCGACCCGTGGAACCGGCTGATAATTCCCGTACCGTTAAACCTGGATGGTGAATATTCTAATAATTCGGTTAATATTCGGGTGGAAAGTTCGGCGGCGCAAACCATCGCAGCGCCGACCACGACGGCCACGGAGACAGTGATTGACCATGACAAAGAAACCCCGGCCCCAAACAAAGACCCCGGAAACCGATACAATGAAGTCGGCCACACCAATAGCCAAGCGTTCAAGGCTCCGATCAAAGGCTTATATCGGCTAAGCTTTGTTACCAACTTTATCGACTTCCTCGAAAGCGGCTCCGGTTTCCCGGATGACCAAACCGTTTATATGGGGTTCAAAAAAAACGGCGCGGATACATTCGGATTTACTAAAGTGTACGATTCAACCGTTTCACAGTCCGGCGGTATTGGCCCGCACGAAATCACATGGTCTGGAACACTGGAAGCTGACGACGAAGTGCAGTGCTTCATCGAAACGCAAACCAGTACTATAAGCAGCGACCCATTCGACCTTACGAGTATATTCGTAGTTGAATTTGAAAAAGATCAGTGGTTCCTGGGCGATCCGGTTCCGTGGAAAAATATCATTCCCCTGTCCTGGAAAGTGCGCGACCTGATCACTGACCTTACCAAGGCGTTCAATCTTAAATGGGAAACGGACGT